ATGTTGGTATATTATGAGCTCGGTAATGGTGATATCAACGATGGTAGCGTTAACTGTGCAGTAATTGTTTCTCGTCAAGCGGACGAAAAAACAGGCGGAATATATACTACTGCAACTTCCGGCGAAGAAGATATATCTCTGGAAAACAATATACTAAAAATTACAGCAGGCACCTGGTGGGTTAGAGCTTGCATTAAAAAACTCTAAATCAAATAGTAAGACCTCGACATACACTTATAATCCTGAAAAGCCTACAGATATTAGTATTCCAAATTATAAAACAATACTCGTTTGCTATTCAAGCATTTCATCGAATAATATCACTGACACTGGGTTTGCGGTTGTTCAGAGTAGACAAGATACAAAAACAACTGGGGGAATTATAGAAGTACGGCAGCTCAGAGGCGTAACACTATCGCTAGTAGAAAACAAACTACTTATTTCTTCGCCAACTTGGTTGCGCATAACAGTTACTGTTTTATAATTTCCCTCTTCCCATTTAATTTAATTGTGAACAAAGCACCTCCTATGGCAAAATTAAGCCATAGGAGGTGCTTATTATGACTGAAATTGAGAAGATTCAGAGCAAAATTTTAATGAGAATGCAGGAAGCTTTAGACAATGAGCAATTACAGAAGCTAGAGAACGTATTAGTTCTGGAATTTCACAACATTGAAGTAAAACAGGAATGTACAGATCTGGTAACTTCGGAGCGGCATTGGGAGAAAATACTTCGAACATTTCTAGCAAGCAAGAGGATCGAAAACTGTTCAGAAGGAACGCTGAAAAGTTATAATGATTGTGTAACAAGATTAATAACAACACTGAATAAGAGACTACAGGATATTACAACAAATGATATCCGGTATTACTTAGCGATGTATCAAGAAACAAGGAAAATATCTATGAGCTACTTAGACACGATTAGACGATATCTGAGTAGCTTTTTCGCCTGGGTGTCTGATGAAGGGTATATTCAAAAAAACCCCATGAGACGATTGAAGAAAATAAAGGTTCCACAGACGATCAAAAAGCCTTTTACACAGGCAGAAATGGAGCACTTAAGATGCAGTGCGGAATGTCAGAGAGACATTGCGATAATGGAATTTCTATATTCGACAGCGGCACGTATAGGTGAAGTCATAAGGCTTAACAGAAGGGATATTAATTGGGAAGGGAAAGAGGTAATCATTTACGGAGAAAAGGGAAAGAAAGAGAGGAAGGTGTATCTAACAGATGAGTGTGCATATCATCTAAAAAAATATCTGTTCGCAAGAACGGACATGAACCCGGCCCTGTTTGTGAGCAACAAGCAGCCACACAGCCGTCTGGGAAAGCAAGCAATACAGTCGATGTTGCGGACACTGGGTAAAAAGACAGGTATCCATGCTCATCCACACAAATTCCGGCGGACGCTGCTGACGGATGCAGGGAATAGAGGAATCCCGTTGCAGGAGATACAGGCTTATGCGGGTCATCAGAAGCCTGATACGACTATGCTTTATGTAACTGTCAGTGAGGAAAATGTAAAAGCATCTTTTAGACGTTACATAGCCTAACGCAACGTTTTATAATGATTTTTCAAACCGGCAGAAATGGCGGTTTATTCTGCGTGGAAAGAAAAAGAAATTCAAGGGAGAAGGCAAGGAAAAAGAGGAGAAGCAGACTGCTAGGCTAAATGGGAAGTGGAAAATTATTTTCCGACAATGAGTACATCAAACTTTGGTAAATCTGCGTTTGCTAAAGCCTTGTTAGTTGCAATATCTCTAATCCTTAATCGGAGATTTGTAGAGGAAATCGAATCTACAGTTATACGATAAGGCGTTGTTAATTGCGAAGCAACATTGGATAGGCAATAAGCTTTACTCACCGCAAACTTTCCGTAGACCGTCACAATCCCAACATCATTTGTTGTTCCTGTGACACAGACAATTTGAGCCTTACTATTTAAGATAAAGCAATATGTTTTAATTCACCTTCTTCAAGTTTCACATAATAAACACAAGGGGTCGAATAACTTACTGCGATACCAACACCATTAGTTTTTTCGTTGAGCATATAAAATATATAAATGCAACTACCAGTTGCGGCGGCTCCAGGCGTATTGCTTATTGTGCGAAAAAAATGCAATTTGCTACTAGGCAACGTTAAAACATATTCCTTCACATCCGTTCTTATAACGGGGGAATTTGTTGTAATTTTATTACTATTTTATAGTGTTAAAAAATTTTACACATATAAGCTTTTGCATTTTCATCATCATTTCGAATGATAAGCTTATTCTGGATAGTCGTGCATGTTACAGTCTTTTCTGGTGCTGATACAGCTCTAACGAAAGCTTGAGTTCCATTTGAATTGGTATTTGCAAAATACATATTATTGCCACAAAAAACAAGTGCAAATTTCAGAGCTCCGTTTATTGGTATTTCAGTAATATCTTTTTGCGCTGTAGTACCTATTAAGGCGGCAGCCTTACTATTTTATAGCTCATGCACAGATAAAGAAAGCCATGTGCTTTTAGAAATAATTGTACACAATCCGGTAGTCATTGATATATCTACGCTATCAATCCCTTCCGCAATCCACGAAGCTGTACCTTCCGTACCTTCTTTTTGTTTGGAGCAAAGGACACATATTCGTATATTTTTGATATTTCCCTTATCTATATATTTGAAAACAAGAAGATAGTCATGCTTTATTTTAATAGGAAAATTAATTCCAATCGAAGGCTCAAGGGTGAATTTTTCTTCATATTTGACATTACTATTTGATTCACAAAAGAATACAGAAAGGAGGTAGAAAACATGAGATTAGAACAAGAAGTAAACATATTCGCTAAAGATGCAATAAAAAGAAGATTTCTAGCTGCAGAGACATCCGTGTCTGTTACACAAGGGAAGATAGCAGCTCTCATCAGTGAGAGCGAGATTCAAGAGCTGCAAAACAGCGGAACTACAATGTACAGTAAACTTGGAAAGTTGGATTTGAACATCTCTGGACTTACGCAACAATACTCAAATCTTGCAACAAAATACGATTCTGTGACAAATCAGTACACAGCACTCGATAGCAAGTTATCTGAGTATAAAACCACCGTAGATGGATTATCAGCAAATCTTTCGCAGGTTAGTACTAGACTAAGTAATGATTACAGTACAACAGAAACAATGAATGCAGCTATTAAAGCAGCAGTAGACGAAATTTCGTTATCTATATCAAAAACATATGTCACATCGGAAATTCTATCTTCTACGAAAAGTGATTTAGATAAACAAGCAAAAGATTATGCTTCAAATGCAGAAAACTCTGCGAATGCCAATACGGATAAATTGCTAAAAGATTACGCAAGCAACAGTGATTTAAAATCTGCAAAAGATAGAGTGTCTGTATTGGAGACATGGAAACAAGAAGCTTCTGTCAAGATAACAGATTCTTCAATTGTAGCCACAGTTACAAAAAGTGCACAGTGGGCTGACAAAGCAGATAAATCTTCGCTCATTAGTCAAATTAATATGTCTACAGAGGGAATTACTATTAATAGCAGCTTAATAAAACTAGAAGGCTTAGTAACGGCAAACAACTATTTCAAAATTAATACAGATGGAAGCGTAGAAACTAAAAAAGCGATAATTGGCGGCTGGAATGTAGATAATACAGCAATATATAAAGATGTTGCATCGGGCGATACTACATATAGAGTATATTTTCAACCGCCGCTGCAAAGCGCCCCGGATAGCAGTTGGATATTATCTTGTCAAAAAAAGACAGGAGAAGGCTCTACTTTTTATGGAAGTTTTGTACTTTATTCTAACGGAAAAGCCAGATTCGGAACGACTTATCTATATCCAGACGGCTCGTGCGCATTAGGAGAAAACTTTAAAATAGATGCATCTGGTAATGTGACAGCAGGCACATCAAAGGTAAACTCAGATGGTTCTTGTATATTTGGAACAAATTTTAAGATAGATAAGGCCGGCAATATGACAGCGGGTACCTCTAAAATAAACTCAGATGGCTCATGTGCATTAGGAACAAACTTCAAGGTTGACAAATTGGGAAATGTAACGATAGGTACGTCAAAGATAAAATCAGACGGTTCTTGCGTATTAGGAACAAAATGTACAATAGAAAAAACAGGTGCTTTTTCGCTGGGATATTTAGCAATAGATACCAATGGAAGTTTAAAATATGGAGATGGAAATATCAGATTCAGCGGGGCTGGCGGAAGTGGAGCAACAACCTTACAAGTAAAGGATGGGCATAAGCCAGTGACACTTGGGGACGGTTTTATAACGGTACAAAATAATAATAATGGAAATATAACGAAAATAGAACCTGTCGGTATAACAACAAAAAACCTTAATGCCACAGGAACAAAAAAACGAATAGTAGATACTGAGAATTATGCAACGCGTAGCCTATATTGCTACGAAATGCCGTCACCCGTCTTCGGCGATGTAGGCGAAGCTGTTTTAGACGAAAACGGAAAGTGCATTATCATGATTGATGATATCTTTTCCGAAACGATAGTTACGAACATTGAGTATCAAGTATTTTTGCAGAAAGAAGGACAAGGGGATGCGTGGATAGAGAAAAAAGAAGATACCTATTTTGAAGTTGCTGGCACACCGAGGCTGAAATTTGCTTGGGAGATAAAGGCACGTCAAAAGGACTACGAAACGGAACGACTTGAGATTTTCGATGAGGAAGATTTTACTGACATAGATTACGCATCAGAAGCAGCAGAGATGGTAGATAATTTTTATAAAGAATTGGAGGCAGCATAATGAAGAAGCTAACATCATTTACGCACCTGATCACAGGAGAAGGGGATAGAGTTGCCTATACATATTCAGAGGTTGATGAAAAAGGAAACATTAAAAGCCAGAATAATAAAGGAAACTTTATAGCAATTGATAGTGAGTTAATTACTCATATTAGAGCAATTCAGGAATTTATTCAAGAGAAACACTTGTAAAAATAATAGCCGCCATAGGCGGCTATTGAAAGGAATTAAAAAAACGATCCTAAAGGGTCGATATAGTAATTATATAATATTTTACATGATACACAATGATATTTATTGATATTATTGTGTATTTTTTAGTTCTCAAGGAGGTGATTAGAATGAGAATAGTAGTAAACAAAAACAAAAAGTCAAAAAAGAAATTTCCATGGCGAATCATTTTACAGAATGGCCGGGTGATTCCGGTACCAAGTCAGCACGATTTCAAGAGCGACTTTATCCAGCATCATGGATGCAGTCTCGTAGCGTTTTATATGGCGCTGCGATACAAAGGCATTAAGAAAAATATGCAGCAGGTGCTACAGTATGCCCGAAGGAAATTGAAATGCGGCGCAAAGTATCCGCTCACAGAAATTGCGAGGGGAATCAATATGATCTGCCCAGGGAAGCCGGCAACTTATCACAAATCTTTAACAACCGAACAGCTAAATGCGAAGCTGAAAAAAAGCTATATGGTCCTGTTTGAAGAGGGAAATCCGATTCACACAGTTGCCCTGTTGAGAGATAACAAATCGGGTAAGATTTATCGTTTCTCAGACGGAAAGGAAAGTGTAGTAACTGTTGAGAAAGAAAACGCACGAAGGTGTACGAACGAAAAGTATAAAGGCGTAATTGTTGTAAAGTAGGAGGAAAAGTTATGAAGAAGAAATTATGTTTAATGTTAGCAATGCTGCTTGTAGCCGGAATGATCATTCCGTCAAATGTTTCAGCAAGGACTGTTAGTAGAAATGATTATAGAAACATGATTTATGCAGCGGTATTTCCACGGCCTAAGGCAACAGCAGTGCAGAACAAATACGACAGTGAAAAAGATAGGAGAGTCATAGAGTACAAGTGGACCCCTGCGAAAAAGGCAACCGGATTCGAGAATCAATTTTCGAGAGACCCGAAATTTAAAAACAAGACAAAGACTTACATATATAAATTTTCCGGAAGCTCAAAAGCCCATTGGGCAGCTTTTGAGTGTGATTGCAAGAAAGATGATTGTGAAATGGTGCATGGAAAATATTATGTAAAAATCCGTGCATGGTACGGCAACTATCCAGGGAGATGGAGTAATGTATTAGTTTTTGCTGAGAAATAGGAGGGGAAGATTATGATTCAGGAAACGTTGAAATTGCTTACAGGAAATTCTTTTTTCGAGATTTTATTAATTGCTGTTGTGCTGGACACTATCTTAGGAGTGCTTCGGGCAATTAAAGAGCATAAGTTTAATTCCTGTGTAGGAATTGACGGGGCAATCAGAAAGGCGGCCATGTTACTTAGTGTTGGCTTACTGATGCTCGTAGACATTATCATGCACATCAATATACTTTTCATGATTCCGGAGCAATACATAAAGATTCTCGGGATTCAGAAGCTTGGTGTGTGCGAATTTTTCTGCCTTTTATTTGTATTGTATGAAGCTGTTAGCATCTTAAAAAATATGACACTGTGTGGCTTGCCGGTCCCAGAAAAAATCAAAAAATGGATACAGAAGTTTTTAAGCGACATGACAGATGAATTACCAGAGGAGGAAGTAATAAATGAAGAAAATCAGTGACAAATGTCTAAATCTCGTAAAAGAATTTGAAGGCTGCAAATTGACGGCCTATCGCGATGAAGTGGGAGTCTGGACTATCGGGTATGGAATTACAAATGCTGATAGAAGCATCACAGGAAAATCAATCCATAAAGGCATGAAAATCTCTAAAGAGACAGCGGAAAAATGGTTAAGTAAAGCTCTTACCAAAAAATATCTTCCGCTTGTTTTAAAATATGACAAGCAGTACGACTTTAATCAGAATGAGATTGATGCATTAGTAAGTTTTGCCTATAACATCGGCTCTATCAAACAGCTCACAGCAAATGGTACCCGCTCCAGGGCTACGATCGCGAGCAAGATGCTACAGTATAACAAGGCAGGAGGCAGAGTCTACAACGGATTGACCAGAAGAAGAAAAGCAGAGAGAGCATTATTTCTCGCAAAAGCAGCACCGGAAAAGAAACCGGTAAAAAAGAAATCAAATGAAACAATCGCTAAAGAAGTTCTGGCAGGAAAATGGGGTTCTGGAAAAGAGCGTAAAAAGAAATTAAAAGCAGCAGGGTATAACTATGCTGCTATACAGAAAATCGTAAATAAGATATGCAAGAAATAATCGTGACAACAAATTGACAACAATGACAACGATAAGCATAAAATTTATAGGATACAATAAGATACAGCAAGATAATGAATATCTAGTATTTAAGCGAGTTTTGGAGATTGTGAAATACTTATAAATACACACAATATTATTGGGTAACAACCCTATGGTTGGAGCTACAGTAGCTGTAGCTGTTTCCGTAGAAGAGGCTGCTAAGGCAGGTAGATTCTAAGAAAAACTCTTTATTTATGCGGGTTTTGGGACTTCCATTTTATGTGGAAGTCCCTTTTTTATTTTCTGTAAATTTGTATAATTTTTCTAAAATAACGCTTCAAGTACACACAGCGTACACATAAGATAAGAATGTGTACGCAAAATAACGCTTGAAAATGTGTGCTTGAGATGCTATATTCTAGCATACCATTTCAGAAAGGAGAAATTCGTACA